TTCATAATCCTTATCTTTTAATCTCTGCTGGCACACAATATAACAAGAAAAATTTTAGAGAGAAACTGGACATTGGTGATGAATGTAAAATCTTTGTGGACTCTGGTGGCTATCAGTTAGCAATGGGTACAGTCAACGCAAAGAAATATACAGATGAAGTAGCATTGAAATGGAGTGAAGCTAATGGAAACATCTTTCCGATCTTGGATAGACCTGCATTTTCTAAGCTATATGATTATGATTTCAGTTTAAAATCATCAGTTAATTCAGCAAAGTACTATCAAGAGAATCGTTCTAAGTCAGATGCATATGTATTGAATGTTCTTCAAGGAGAGAATAAAGAGGATATGGAGAACTGGTACAAGAAGATTTCACCATACAAGTTTGAGGGATGGGGCTTTGGGGGTTCCAAAGGAAACTTGGCGTTGATTGGAATGGCCATATTAACTTTGTTGAATAATGGTGAATTTGATAGAGAAAAATGTAAGTATCTTCATATCTTTGGTGTGAGTTCTAATGAGGTAATGGTGTATCTTCAATTCATTCAACGAATGTTGAATAGACAAGATATTGATATACAGCTTACATATGATTCAACATACTGGAATCGTACTTGTGTCTTTGGTGGATATTTTATTAGAGAACAATATATTATTGGAACTGGTATGGAATCTATGAACTGGCCAAACACAATTGACTATGCTAAGCTTGGTAAAGATTTTAAATTACCATGCTGGTGTCCAATATGTGAGGATCTTGATGATGGGTATTCATTCTTTAATACATTTAAAAAGAATAAAAAGGGTGAAGAAAAGATTTCTTTTGTTAAGTTTAATATGATGGTTGGTTTTCATAATTTGTTCTTACAAATGATATATAATAAAATGACTAATCGTATATTAAAAGCAGATATGCCAGAAGTATATAAAGAAGCTTTTTCACCAAAGATATATAAGAATTTGATGTTATTAGAAACCGTGTTTTCTAAACCAAGAAATGGCGATAATTACCAAATACTACAACAAGTATTTAACAAACGTAAGCATGAAACTGAAACAGCCAATGCTTTCGATGTATAAATATTTGTGGAGGTAAAAAATGTCTGAAGAAGAAAAACCAAAGAAGAAAAAAACAAGTCTTGAATTTATATTAGGACCTGAGGATAGTGCATTAATTGTTCGTACCGATGGACATATTGAGTTGGTTAGTCGTGAACTGCGAGACAATGGTGATGAAAGTAATTATCTTGGTGATTTGGAAGATTTGAATAAGACGTTTACTCTTGTTTTAGCCTTTGCAGCTGCTTTGGAAAATGAACAGTTGTATCAACACATCTTTCATAATTTGAATAATGTGTTGCAGAGACAATGGAAAGATTTACCTCCTGAAGAAAAGGCAAGGATAAAAGAAATACGTTTAGATCATTTGCTTAATAGTGATGACACAAAAGATAGTAAAGATGGTGATGATAATAATGAGTGGATGAATAAGTGGAAAGATGAAATAGAAAAGGGCCGACAGAATTTAGAAGATTATATGAGGGGAGCCCGTGATGAAGAATCTTTCTCTCCTGATGCAAGACCATTTGACGAAATGGAAACTAGGAAAAGACCAAAAAAACGAGCTAAAGTAAATCCACTTAATAAATTAAAAAATATAGCGTGGAATCCATATGATGAAACTTTGGTTACAAAGAAAGGTCAATGGAGATTGGATAGACCACCCGAAGAGGAGGAATAATGAATCCATTTCAGTATGCGAATGATTTGATGAACAAAAAAGAATATGTTGGAGATTGTATTAGAGAGCGAAAGGATTACAAACCATTTTTCGTAAACCGTTCGTTATCTTATCAACCAGACTTAATTCATTATGCAAATATGATGAATGAGTATCCGATGCTTGAGAAGAAAGGACATTATGATTTCTTACATCAGACAGTTGAGAAAAGAAAAAGACCTTTTCGGCCTTGGATTAAAGCCAAGAAGTTAGAAGATTTAGCTATTGTTAAAGAATATTATAAGTATAGTAACAAAAGAGCATTAGAATGTTTGGATATTCTAACTGATGAGGATATTAACTATCTGAAACAGCGATTGAATAAAGGTGGAAAATCTCCGTAGTATAAATATTATACAATGAGTTTTTATTGAATTGAAAAAAGGAGATGTTACAATGGAAGATGTTGCAAAATGGACAATAGATGATATGGTTGAAGTGACGTTGAAAGAAGATGATGATTTTTTAAAAGTCAAAGAAACACTCACCCGCATTGGAATAGCATCCAGAAAAGAAAAGAAGCTATTTCAATCTTGCCATATTTTACACAAACAAGGTAAATATTATATTGTTCACTTTAAAGAGTTGTTTGCTTTAGATGGTAAGCCAACAAACATTTCAGAGAATGATCTTGAACGAAGAAATACAATTGCCAATCTATTACATGAATGGGAATTGGCAAAACTTGTTGTTCCAGAAAAAGCACAACCAACTGTTCCGATTCGTCAATTAAAGATTCTTCCTTTTGGTGAGAAAGAGGAGTGGGATCTGCAAGCAAAATATAGTATAGGTAATGTTGGAATTAAATCTGCTGGAGAACATGAAGCTCGTGGTGCAACAGAGATTGATCCAAACGTATTTGAATAATGCTGACGTAGCTCCAATGGCAGAGCATCGGTTTTGTAAGCCGAATGTTGTCAGTTCAATCCTGACCGTCAGCTTGAATAGGAGATGTTATGAATATTAAATTAGTAAAATTAACCACGGCCGAAGAATTGATTGGTGATTGGGATCAGGAAAAGAATTCAATTATAAATCCTGTTGTAATGGTTCCGATGGCAAAAGACAAAGTTGGTTTTCAACCATGGGTCCCATTAGCTGAGGAAGAAGAAATTTTTTTAAAAGAACAACACATTATGACAGTAGTGACACCAGACTCAAAATTACAAAATGAATATAATAGGGTTTTTGGTTCTGGACTTGTAATACCAGAGGAAAGTGGAATAATACATTAAGTATTTCCTTGTTTGTTTACCCTTTTTGTGAGATAATTATATTATGAGATTTTACACCTATATTGGAATGATGCGTAATCAGATATATGTACGAGAATTCTCTGGTAATGAGGAACATTCATACACAGAGAATTTTCAACCTACCATGTTTGTGCCCGCCCCACCTGAAAAATGTAACTATAGAACATTAAAAGGCAAACCAGTTGCCAGTATGAAGTTTGATGATATAGCAACGTGCCGTGACTTTATAAAACAATATAAAGGAGTTGCTGAGTTTCCTGTATATGGAAATCCTAATTATATGATTCAATATATTTCTGAGAAGTTTCCAAAGAAGTTTCAATGGAATATGAATAAGATTAGAATCTATACAATAGATATTGAAGTATCAGCTGAAGATGGGTTTCCAAATATTCAATCAGCTGCATCTGATGTTACAGCAATCACAGTTCATAATAGTTCTACAAATGAATATCATGTTTGGGGAACAGGTGGATATGTCCCACACGACCAGACAAAGAAAATTTTCTATAATGAATGTGATGATGAAGATGATTTGATAGAGAACTTTCTTCAATGGTGGGAAACTAATTATCCACATATTATTACTGGTTGGAACTGTAAATTTTTTGATATTCCATATCTGGTTAATCGTATTACTTATCTTGGTAAGAAACCAGCAAGATTATCTCCTGTTGGTGTCTTGAATGATAGAAATGTTGTGATAGCTGGTAGAGAAAATCAGTTCTATACTCTTGTTGGTATATCTACATTAGATTATATTGATCTGTATAAGAAGTTCACATACAAAGTTAGAGAATCATATCGCTTGGATTACATTGGTTCAGTAGAACTTGGTATGAAAAAAGTATCTGTTGAAGATGTACAGGGATATGATCTGTATAAAACCAATTACCAGAAATTTATTGAATACAATATTCGTGATGTTGAGATTGTAGAGAGGCTTGAGGAGAAGATGAAGTTGCTTGAGTTAGTTATTACTCTGGCATATGAATCAAAGATTAACTTTGAAGATGTGTTCTCTCCCGTGAGAACTTGGGATGCTATTATCTATAATTTCTTAAAGAAAAAGAATATTATTATTCCACAACCAGCAGAACAAGATGACCGTAAAGATATTATTGGAGCTTATGTTAAAGAACCACAAACAGGATTACATAAATGGGTGGTAAGCTTTGATCTCAATTCTCTATATCCACATTTGATTCAACAGTATAATATAAGTCCCGAAACTTTATATGATGGA